TATTAGTACAGAATAAATTAAAGGGTGAATCCTTAGCGGTTCAAGATGCTCTTTCTCTACAGAACGTAAAGCAACGTGGTCTTGTAGAGTCTATGAATCTATTGAAGAAGGCCACAGGCGGCAGTATCCCTGAGATGCAACGCTTGCTTGGCTCATCTGAGTCTCTGGCTACTATATTATCACTCACTGGTGCGCAATCATCGCTTGTAGCCAAGCAGATGGATGCTATGGCCGATGCTCAGGCAAGGGCTGCAACGTTCGCAGATGCTTTGAAGGTAAAGCAGGAGACCACTGAGTTTGCATTGAAGAGATTAAAAACCAGTGTTGATGCCGTAGCGGTTACGTTCGGTGAGGTGTTTGCGCCAACCATTAATGCCGCTGCTAACGCCTTGAGTGCTATTGCTCAGAGAATGTCCAAGTTAAGTAAGGGGCAGATTGAGTTTATTGCAGGTGTTGCGAAGGTAGCTCTAGTTATTACAGGTCTCACGGCAGCATTGGCCATTCTAGCTCTTGGTTATTTGAAAGTAAAAGCCATATTGATTGCTACGAACAATGTTTTTAAAATATCAGCCATTGGAATAAAGATTTACAATGGGGCTTTAATATTAGGTCAGCGTGCTGCGAAGATTTTCGCTACAGGAATGAAGCTTGCTACGGGATCTGTTAGAGGTTTAGCAGCGGCTACAGGAATAGGTCTTGTGGTTGTTGCTCTTGGATTATTGATTACGAATTTTAAAGAGGCTAAGGCCGTTGCAGCTGGGACGTTTAAATCCGTTGGTACTGTGATAGATGCTTTTGTAAAGCAGGCTTCAAACTTACTTGGTAGCCTAGCAGATATCCTTGTGGGTGCGCTGACATTGGATTTCGGTAAAGTTAAGTCTGGTCTTGCAGGTATTGGCGATGGTCTAGGTACGGCTTTTAATGAGATAGGTAAAAAATCCGGGGATGCTTTTAACGAAGGCTATGCTCAGTCTATAGCTGAGAGTGATGCTGCTGAGGCCTTAGAAGCTGAGGGTGGTGCTGATGATGGTACTGCGGCCTTAAAATCACAGCTTGAAAAAGAACAGGCTGTTAGGGATGAAGCTGCTGAGATAAAAAAGCAAAAAGAGGCTGAGCTTAATGCCGAGAAGGTTGAGGTAGATGCTGAGAATAATCAGATTAAGACCGAGAATGATGACCTTATAAACCAGCAAGAGTTAGAAAAACTAGACGCGAAACTTCTTACAGCGGCTCAGATTAAAGAGAAGATGGCTATTGCTGAGCGCAAAAAAGAGATTAACCGTAGAAATAAATTTAAAGAAGATGAGATCAAGCACGGTACTGAGGTTGCGGAGTTCAAACAGTTCTTAGCATCGGATGAGGTGAAACTTGCCGGTGATACTGCCAACAGCTTGGTTAAATTAACCAACTCTAAGAACTCAACTCTCAAGGGCATAGGTAAGGCCGCAGCGTTGGTTAACATAGGTATAAGAACAGCAGAGGGTGCGCTTAGCGCGTATGCATCGCTTGCACCTATACCATTCGTAGGGCCAGCGCTTGGAGCCACAGCAGCGGGTGCTCTGATCGCATTCGGGGCTGAGCAGGCATCCAACGTATTATCAGCACAACGTGGCGGGGTAGTTCCAGGAGGTCAGGGTGGTGCTAGAGATAGAATCCCTGCACTGCTTGAGCCTGGTGAGGTTGTAATCCCGAAGGCAGTGGCGCCTGATTTTCAACAGGCTTTCGGTAGACCTGAAGGTGGAGTTGAGGAGAGTGGTGGAAGCTCCACAGAGGTTACTATTCAGTTTAAAGACGAGGCTTTCGAGATTATAGAACAGAAATTATCAGAGCGCAGAGCTATAGGCGTAGGGAGTTTTTAATGGCTGCACAGATTAAGTTTTTTAATAAAAATAAATTAGATATTGACAACGTAGACGTGAACATAACCGTAACTGATGCTGTTGCTACAGACGATGGCGAGGCTCTATTAGATCTTATGCGAAATAGAAACAACGCCTCCGCATGGATAACAACCGGCTCTACTGATGCTGCAAACACAACTTTGGTTTTTGACATGGTAGACGAACGTCCTGTAAGCGATATAATCATCGTGAAACATAACTTGAAAGCATTCACGGTGAAGTACTGGGACGGGGCAGTTTATCAAGATTTCTCAACAGCCATAAGTGAGACGGTCAATACTGAGGAAACAAGTTACTATTCTTTCACAGAGGTTCAAACCTCTAAACTCCAGTTAATTATCACTGGAACTCAAACGGTTGATGATGATAAAACCATTCGTCAATTTATAGCTACCGATAAACTATTAACGGGTCAGCTAGTGGGTTGGCCTATAATTAAATCACCTCGTCATAACTCCTCTAAGCAGATTAACAAGATGTTGTCGGGGAAGGTTAACGTTGTTGAATCGGTTGGTGCTTTTTCCTTCAGCTTAACAGTGAGTAACTGGACCAAGGATGCTGATCTAAATATTGTTGAAGAGATTTATTTTGGTCGCAAGGGCGTGCTGGTTTCATTATCAGGTGGTGACGATGCTCAGTTCACGAACCGGAGAATCGGTTATAGGAAAGAGGATATATACTTGATGCGAACTGTTAATGACTACTCGCCAGAATGGAGCAAGGGTATATACACGAACGGTTTAAAGATTAACATGAAACTAGCGGAGTCTATAGACTAATGGCTGTAAGATCTAGAATTAGAGTTTATTTCAAGCCAAGGGATGTTAACGGCGTTTTAACCGACTGGGTTGAGGTGTCTGAAGACATTGATTTTAATTCCCTTGGCAAGGTGTCTTTGCTTATTGATAACGATGAATATAACGTTGGCCTTTTCAATTATAATGATCTGTCATTAAATTTAAGAAACGATCATGGGAAGTACTCTGATATCACTGAGCTATCAAGTATATTTAGATACAAGCGCGGTGGAAGTCCTGTGAAGATTACCTGGCAAGTTCAAGAGGATTTACCCGTCTGTGGGATAGCCATATGCGGAGAAGCGATCTTAGGGGCTGAGGAGAATATACTTACTGGTGTTTTGAACGATGAGGCTACGAACTTAAACGCTGGGAACCAGCAAGTTAATTTTAAGATTCTTACAAAGGAGTCTATATTTAGTTCTCTTGAAACTCCTCACGCATCTATTTCAGCCTTGGATACGTATTCTGACACGATATTTCTAGTATTAAACCAGGCCGGAGTCACTGAAACCTTAACGGTTGATGCCGGTAATATAACAGTAGGTCTTGATCTAGCTATGGATGTGGTGACAGAGTTTGAAAACACTACGGTGAAAGAGGCGCTAGATGTTTTATTATTTCAATCAAACTCGGTTTTATTTATCGAAAACGATATAGTTTATGTTGAGTCAAGAGATGGCGGAACGGTTTCGGAGAAAACTTTCTACGGCCAAGGATCAAACAATGGTCTCGAGGATATTCTAGATTTATCTGGTATCACCACAGGGCTTAAGAATGTATTTAATTTTTGGACATGGGCTGACACGGCTCTAGTTAGTACTGATGTTTCAAGCATTACAGCCAACGGTATCCGTAAAAAAGAAATCGAGTTCAAGGAGATCACAGACACGGGTAAAAGAAACTCCGTTCTAGATGCTCAGAAGACAGAATTTTCATCAAAAAAACAGGAGCTAAATTTAACAACGCCTATGACTTACGAGAACCTAGGCGTTGGGTTATTAGATCGCGTTAACGTTGATTATCCTCCGGTTTATTATTTAACGGATCCTGACGGTGAGTTTCCTTTATACGGATCTGCTATTTACGGAACGGCTGTATATCCACTTACTGATGTTTCAATAAACATACTTCCAACAACGAACTATAAAGTCATGGGCAAGACCGTGCAATTCAAGAAGCAAACTATAACTTTTAAACTGAAGGAGCAATAGAATGGGGACTAATTCCATACCATCGGCAACCACAGGGAACGTAATCCCAGCGTCCGATCATAATTCAATTCAAGAGGCAATGGCAGGAGACTTAGTTCCAAGAAACGTTAGTGGTGTTGCCACTGCTGATGGCGGAGATGTTGGAACGACGGCGTTACCATTTAAGAGGGCTGCTATTACTGCAGGTTATTTCTTCGCAGGTCAGATTATTTCAATGCATACCTATAACGGCTTATTAAGTCCTGGTCATGGTTGGATGAAAATGGACGGTCGTATAATAAATGAAGCTAACTACAACACCGAGCATGGGGCTGGCTCTTGGGCCACATATGTTATTTCAAGTGCTCTTAATGGGAAGTATTTGCCTGACACTACTAGTAGATTATTCTTGTCTGGTAGGTCCACAACAACGGAGGACGGCTCTGTAGCTATAGCCACTGAAGGTAACTCGTTTAATCAGATAGACCTTCAGCATAGTCATACGATTTCAAATCATACGCACACAATCCCTGATCATAATCACCAATGGTATGATAATACTGGTACTGGAGCAACTCCAGATAATACTTACAACTCCGGTGGAGGCTCTACAAACATAACCTTGAACTCTAAAACTGGCGGGAACCATGTTGTTATGAGTAATTCTGCGGGGAATGCACCAGCTGATTCTTATACCGACACACATGTGTTCGGAACAACTGGAGCAGGTGGAACTTCTCCAACAGCGAATGCTTTGACAACTAACCAAGACATTCAGCCTTATTCTATCGCAGTAATTTACTACATGAGGATTATATAAAATGGCATCAATATCTAGTTTAATACCAACGAGGGTAAACGGTCAGACCATTTTCGCGGCCTGGTTTAACACAATAAGGTCAGTTTTAGAAACACTAAACGGTGCTGAAGCTACAACACTAACGGCTTTCTCAGGCATAGCTTCACAGACTGGTGCTAACGTAACCGATCTTGTTTTCAGCAGTGCATCAACGAGAAGGGCGGATGTGGAATACGTTATCGTGACGGCAACGAAGGTCGAGTCTGGAAGTTTCGTCTTATTATATGACGGCACGAACTGGACTTTTTACGGTGGTTCTGTTCAAGGGGTTGATTCTCTAATCTCATTAGATGTTAATTCTGGCACGGGTCAGGTTGAGTATGATAGCGATGCTGAGACCTTTACATTAAATTATAAAACGACTACTTTTAACATATAGGATTTGAAATGAAAAAAAGATATTTATTACTTATACCATTCTTGTTTTTACTGACGGCGGCCTCCCCACAAATATACAGGTCTCTTCAGATCGGTTTCGGTGTGCAACCTTCAAGCTCGTTGTTTGATGTTTATTCAACCACTCAAGGATCTAGACCATATCCAACTATGACGAGTGCTGAGCGGGACGCGGTAGCAACTCCCGCTACTGGTTTAGGTGTTTATAACTCCACCGACGATAAGATTAATTTCTATAACGGCACGGCATGGTTTGAGCCTGGTTCTGTTCTTGATTATCAGACTTTCGTAGAGCTTGCGGCCACGCCTACCACGCCATCGGCTGGTGAGAAGTTATTATATTCTAAGACCGACGGCAAGGTATATACTCTAAACTCAGCAGGTAGTGAAGTTGAGATAGGTGCCGGTGCCGGTGGAGGCGGCGAGGGTGGAGTTAATTATGTGATTAACTCTGATGCTGAAACCAACATTGATGATGTGACAGTAACTGCGAATATAACCAAGGCCGCAGAGACTACGGCTCCTTTGTTTGATACTCAGTCTTTTAAATTAACAACTGCTACGATTGCAACCACGGCTGATTATTTCGAATTTGACATGAACAATGTGGATCTTGTTTATGTGGAGGGAAGCAGGGAATTACTCGTTGGATTCTGGTATAAAACAGATGCCAACTACACATCAGATGATTACCAGATTGTTTTAAGAAACGTAGATACGCCTGGCGATATTATAATTACAAATGAAAACAGCGGTAAGCTTCAAGCCTCCACTACGTCGAAGTATTTTTTAGGCAAGGCTCAGGTCGCTGATCCTGATAATACTTATTCATTAAGAGGCAAGGTGTTGGTCGCGCCAACCGTTGCGTCATTAATCACAATGGACAAGGTTACGGTCGGTCCAGAGGAGTTCGCTCCCGGTGCTATAATTACCGAGTGGGAAGCTTATACGCCAACTACTCAAGGTTTCGGTACAGTTTCTAGTGTAGATTGTTGGTGGAGGCGAGTTGGTAGTAATTACGAACTGTCTATAGACTTTAACACAGGGACTAATACAGCAACAGAAGCTCAGGTTGGATTACCTAACGGTAAAGTGGTTAAGAGTGGTATTTCTCCTTCGTCAAAAAGTTTAGGGTCTATGGCGACAAGTTACGGCGCTGCTATAGACTTAAATGTTTTGGCTACTAGTGGAGACGCGTTCTTAAACATGGGTAGAGAAGATACGGCAACGTCAGGTTTAGTTGCTTTAAATGGTAACACTTTAGGGAATACAGTAGATGTTTCGTTTACGGTTTCTGTTCCAATTGAAGGACTGGCAGCATCTAATCTAGTTTCAACGACTGAGACTTTGTTTAGTAGCGCAAAAACTCAGTTAAATATTACTTCAAACCAAACAGTTTCATCTACCAGCCCAACCAAAATAGCCTTTGATAGTGTGATCTTCGATGCTACTGGAGCTTCAGACATAGGCAATAGTCGTATATTAATTCTTAAATCTGGATACTATTTAATAAATGCACATTGCTACATGAATGGAGTCACAAGTACCGATTTAATGACATTGAGTATTTATAAAAATGGAGTTTCTCTTTATAGATCGTTAGATAACGCAGAAAGCGCAACAGTTACTCTGACATCAAGTCGAGTCGTACTATTGGCTAAGGGTGATTACATAGAGGCGTTCATAGACTCACAAACGGACGCATCTTACACAGTTGTTGGCGGAACAAACGATAGCTTTTTAGAGGTAACTTACCAGCAAGACTTTTCAGTGTTCGGTGTCTTTGGCGAGACTGCTTATGTTGAGGCAAAATCATCTACATCGGCAGGGTGGGCTTTTACATCAAACACTTACGGAGTTATCACCAGTATAGTTGTTGACCCTGGTGAGCAAGTGCTTGAGTTTAGTGTTATTGGACAAACCACTGCTGCGAACGGTGTTTATGATATACGTGCGGCAATAGACACAGTTGGAGGAACCAGTGCTCCAACTTTAAACTATGCAGACAATGCAATGTTTGATGTTTACACTAACGTGTCATTTGAAGTTAAGACTTTAACCTTAACTGGCTATAGGGTGAACCCGGCGGTGGCAACGACTTATTATCTTAAAGGTTTTGTCAACGGAAACATCTCTAACCAAAATTTAACTGCTTATAAATTTTCAGCAAGGAAGTTTAAATAATGAAATATTTAGTGGAAAGAAATGGAGTTAAATTTATAGAAGATGCCACAAGAGCCCCAGCCGATAATATCGGTGAATGGACATACGGTATCAGTGAAGATCCAAGATGGATCATTGCAACAGATGGTGTGCTATCTATAGACTTTGTTGAAAAAGCTGCCGTACAGGCTGCTGATGCTTTAGCTGCTGTAGAAACTGCAAAGGCTGTGGCTATATATAATGAATACGTAACTTTAAACACTGTTGTTTTGGCTGATGTAAAAGCTAAGTTGTTTGCTGAGTCTCCGGAGTCTGCAACAGCTAATTATCTTGAATTAATTATGATGCGTGACTCTCCAGCTTCGTTTAGTGGTCAAGGGCTATTAGCAGAGGTTGATGTTAAGCAATCAGATTTAATAACAAAAATTATTGATAAGGGTGAACCTTTAGATACGGATCAGAAATGTTTAGACTATGCCACAAGACTTATTGAGATATCTATTGAATACGCTATTTATAGGCATAAGAAAAAAGATGAGTTTAGAGCTTATAAGGCCTCTTTATAATGAACTGGCTGTCCTTGTTCTTACAATCTAAGAGTATAAAGGCTAGCGGAATAGCAGTTGGATCAAGTGGAGTAGTAGCACTACTGCTAGGGGTTATCGACCATAAAGATAAGTCTATTAGAGAGATGGTAGATCTTAAGAACAAGACTATTATGACTAAAATAGATAATATAGAGACCGGACAGGGCGATATAAAAAAGATGTTGATTCGTATAGACGAACGCCTTTATTATTTACATGAAGATAGTAAAAAAAATAATAAATAAAAAGGATGTATATATGTCAGACATAATAAAAGTAGACGCAAAACAAGTTCTTCTTGATGAGTTAAAAAAACAAGGGTTAGATATAGCTGAGGACGCTGCAATGTCTACGGTAAAGGCTGTAATTAAAGCACTACCACAATTTTTCTTATCTACAGAGAACAAATATGATGATATTCTAATCGGTATCTTGCCAATTATTGAGCCTTCTTTGTTGAAGATTATAGATGACCTTGATGGTGAAGCAGATATTGCTGTTTAATGGAAACAAAAGCGATTGATGCTGTAGAGCTGATTAAGCAAAACATAGTCTCCTTAGTGACTAAATCCCTTGTGGAAAAAATAGTAAAGAGAGCCACTTTTATGGCTTGGGGACCACTCAGTTCTATAGCATCATATTTTATAACTAAGTTAATAAGAAAGGCCGTCGAGCGCACGGTGCTTGAATTATATATTTTAAGAGTTCATTATCAAGTAAATAAGCAGGTTAAAAAAGTTGATGAAATTTTAAAAGATATACATTCAGAAATGGATAAGGATAAGGAGAATGAGGTTGACTCGAAACTTAATGATGCTTTTGACGAGCTTTTTAGTATTTAGTGGATGTTCATTAAAATTGCCTAATGTTGAGTTTTGTGGAAAGCGCATTGACGGTGGCCGTTGCAAATATATACTTGATAATCGAGCAAGGGATATTAGTGAAGAGGAATGGAATATGCCAGGGCGTGTATCTATGAGCTTACATGATTTTGGTGAGCTTAAAAAATATATGATTGAGGCCTGTGCCAGAGTTAAGAGTTGTAAAATAACAACAGAGCAAGAACTACAAGCGGAGAGGTTTATAAATGAACAAGAATATTATTCCGATTAATCTTAATCAAAAAGTACCTGGCTGTAACAACTTTTACTGGTATGAGCTTGTTTATCTCAGTGGGCTTGATTCTTACATATATACGAGTAAGGAAGTAAAAGAAAACCTAATTGATATATGCAAAAGGCTTCAAAAAATAAGAGATATGTTCGGTAAGTCTATTAAAATCACTAGTGGGTATAGGCCTGCATTATATAATAAACACATTAATGGCGCAGCAAAGTCCCAGCATGTACTTGGCAAGGCTATTGATTTTAAAGTTAAGGGTGTTAGTGCTGATAGGGTTAGAAAAAAGATTCTACCTGAGCTTGAGAAGTTAGGGCTTCGTATGGAAGATTTGCCAAAGTCTACTTGGGTTCATATAGATACTAAGAAGGTTGGCAGAAAAAGGTTCTTTCAACCATGAGCTTTGAACTAACCGAAAACGCAGAGCTAGCATCAAAAGAAGGGTCATTAACCCCCAATATAGTGCTTGAAATAGAGGGTATTTCGACCGTATTCGGCACTGTTTCTATTAATAAATACCTAGTTTATGGTGATAATATTAATTATGGTGAGAATTATGTTTATGGTGGGTTAATACCTATTGAAGATCAAAAGCCATATATATCTTTTTCAGCTGGCACTACTACTACTATTAAACAATCTTTAAATATAGATCGTGGAACTGGCGAGAGTATTAGTTCTATTAATGTTGCATTGATTGATAAGAATGAAGAGATTACAGCAATGATCACTCCTGGCAATACAGTTAATGAACTGCTTGGGAGGAAATGTCGTCTTTGGATGGGGTTTGAGTCCACTGCCTGGAAAGATGATTATATAACAATATTTCGTGGCAATATAAATGCTATTGAATCAAAGCCTGGCGTTATTAGTTTAAAGATATTGCATCCTGATAATAAAAAGAACTCAGCTATATTTGCAAAGACTGAAACAACTTTAACATCTGACTTTAATATTGGAGATACGGTTATTAACGTTGATGATACGACTGACTTTCTAGTAAAAGCATTAGGTCCTGCTGGTACATACGATAGTTCAATTTTGTTTTACGTAAGAATAGGCGATGAACTTATAAGATATGACGCTAAGTCTGGCGCGCAATTTTCCACATTAACTCGTGGAGCTCTTGGAACGGTTGAGGCTAATCATTCGGACGGGGCTACTGTTGATAGCTTTATTAGATTAGTTGGCAACCCGATTGAATTGGCATTGAAGATAATGGCGTCTGGTAAGAACGGCGCTTATGTGACAGGTGTTGATGTAACTCATTTTGGACGAATATCAGCTACAGAGCTTGTAACTAATTCTATATTTTTTAAAGATGTTAATGTTGAAGTTGAATACAATTTACAGATAGGTGATTTTGTCACTACCACGGGAGCGGCTCTAGGAGCTAATAATATTAGTTTATTGCCAATTACTGCTATCACTCAAACAATAGATGGATCTTATATAACTATTGGGTCAGCATCTTTATTAGAGGAAAACGATAGTGCCGCAGTAATGTCCATAAGATCACAGTATGATACTTTAGGCGACGGTTTAAAGATGGATAATGATGAGATCGATATAGCAGAGCACTTAGCTATTAATAGTCGTTTTACTTCTACGTTTTCAATGGATATATATATTAAAGATACTTTAGATGATGTTAAGGCATTTATATCTGAGCAATTATATAATCCAGTTGGGTGTTTTTCCTTACCTCGTAAGAGCCAGTCTAGTCTTGGCATTCACAATCCACCATTGCCGGATGCCTCTATTAAAACATTTAACGAGAATAATATTAAAAATGCATCCTCTATTAAGATTGAGAGATCATTAACTAAGAATTTTTTTAATGCTATTATTTATAAGTTTGATGAGCAGGCATTGGATGATAAGTTTCTAGCAGGTCTTACTACGATTGATGGTGATAGTAAAACAAGATTTGGCGATAATGTTGGCAATAAGGTTTTAACTATTGAGTCTAAGGGATTGCGCTCAACTATTGATGCGAATGCTGTTGCTAATACATCTACACAGAGGCGATTAGCTAAGTATAAGTTTGGAGCTGAGCATATTAGAGAGATGAAGTTATCTTTTTCTGATGGATTTAATAAAGAGGTTGGTGACGTTATACTGCTTGAGATGGCAGGTCTTAAGATGTCTGACATTCAATCAGGTACAAGAGATGGTGTTGCAAGGTTATGGGAGGTTGAGAATAAATCCATTAACCTAAAGACTGGTGATATCGTAGTGGCATTGACTGATACTAATTTTGATAAGGATGCTCGCTATGGTTTAATATCTCCAGCATCGTTTATTAAGTCTGGCACTAGCAATACTGTGTTTGTAATTGAAGAGAGTTTCAGTAGTGCATTTGGCTCGAATGAATTTAAAAAATGGCAAGGGTTAGAAAATGTTGCAGTTAGAGTTCGTACAGTTGATTTTGTTACTATTGGCACATCCACTATCAGTGGTATTAGTGGCAACACTATTACTGTGGCAGATGATTTAGGATTTACGCCATCGGCTGGAATGATAATGGAGTTTGATGTTTACACTAATCAAACAGATAGTATTAAGTTAATATATGCGTTTATGAGTGACGGTTCTAACGACTTCGCTGATAGCGGTAAAGTTTATCAACAATTTTAAGGAGTTTTAGGCATGGCAGATATTCCATCAATTGAAGACAAGATAACAGACACAGAGGTTGGTTTTAATCAACCAGTATCAGAACAGTTGAATACCCGTTATGGTGGTAACGTAAATAATTTGATTGATGAGAATAATGCTCAACAAGTTACTATCAATAGTAATACTAGTCGTATAACTGCAATTGAAGTATCTTTTGTAAAGATAACTATGACGTTAATTACAGGGACTTATAGATATACTGTGCCTGCTGGTAAGTTTTTAAAAGGAGGAGTAGCATTTAGTATATCTACTGGTCCGATAGTTGTATCGGTAGAGGTGGAGAATGAGTCAGGTAGTGGAGGGGCCTTTTCTGCTAGATCTGCTACATTCGACAACGGAGACTATACATCATTAATGTTCTTGGCTGGACCAGGTGATATAGTTAAGGTAGGTGGTAACGCTGTAGCTTCACCTATTATATATGGACACCTAATAGACGCCTAATACCCAACTGGTATATGAAGTGCCACAAAATGTAGAAATATAACTAGGGCAATCCAAAAACATATCCATAAAAAGTTATATAGATTTTGCATTTGGCTGCCAGTTACCATAACGGTTTGCTGTCATAATATCTTCAAGAGAGTTAAGTTCTCTCATTAATCTCTTGTTATCTATAATTACTTTATTAAGTATAGCATCTGTGTCTACCAGCTTAAGTTTAAGTTTCTTAAGCTCATCCTTTGCCATATGCAATTGTCCAATAAAATCATTATTAGATATTCTTAGTTTAGAATTAACTGTTCTTTCGTTTTCGTATTGATCTTTATAAAACTTTAGCTTTTCAGCATAAGTTGCATTAGTTGATATAAAAGCCACGTATCCCCCCTTGGCATTAATCACAATGTCTGTCTAAATAATTCCCATATCTATCGGTGGGGACTTGGTCCCCATTTTCATCAATTGTTGAGTACTCACATTTGTCCATTTGAATATCATGTGCCTTTTGAATAGCTTTTACTGTTGCAATATGTTGCTTATAAGCATCAATAGTCATTACATGTAGTTTATCCCCTACCCATACTTTTTTATATCCTGGTGTCATCAACAATGCCCGTCGTCAAAAGGATTTAAAAGTGTATCACACAACCATTTAGCCATCTTTGCTTTCCATCCATTGCCAAGTTTATGACGTTTTAATCTTGATGTAAGTAGCCATTCTTTTGGTAGTTCTTGAAATATCAGACTTCCGAATAATATGTTAAGTAAAACATCATATAATAGGCCCATTATAAGCACTGGAAAAGCTAGTATTCTTATAATTGGATTAAGAGTTTTATCATCACGCTTCATCTTTAATTTCATTATATAAATATAAGAAATATATGTGATTACAAAAACCACGGACATTAGTACTAAGTATTGATTTATAAATTCTTTCATTTAATCCCCCACATCATTTAAGATGTTTATCCTGTTTACATCATCTTTGTTTTAATTCTCACTATTATGTGAATATTAAGTCAAATAGTATTTTTTGCTCGATATTCTCATTATTGTGAGAAAATCCCCTCCCCACTACTCAGATAAAAACGGCATGTTCCTTTTTGAGTTAGCTGCGTGGTTCGGGGTTAAAATTATAAATTACTCTCCGTTTTTGTTAACTGGTGGTTGGCTCATTAACTCGGGAGCCCATGGCCTGGCTTCGCTTAAAGCGCTTTCCCTAATTGTATGTAAGGCCACATTTCTTAAGAGAGCATCAACATCAATAAAATCATCTTCAGCTTTAGGACCATCATATCTGCTACTAAATACATACCCATTACTATGTCGTGATTTTGGCGTGTTCCAAACTTTAGCTTCTTTTGATTTGTATAAAACATGATGCAAAAACCCCTCTAATTCTTTATAGGTGTATTTTCTCATCAACAAACCGCCAACATCATCCCATCCCCATTCTTTGGCTGATTCTCTTAACTTTTCGTTAGCGGAATCAACAAGAGTAGCTGTCCCATATGGGTGTTGCTGTACAACCCACTTGGCTAAATTACCGCATAAATCATTGATCGTTATTAGCTGTTCCATATATAATTTACTCCCTTACTTGCGTTGGCTGTTAAAGTTACGAAATAATCTCTATGCTTTTTATATGGTAACTATTGGTTTGTTTGAATGGTCTCTCGTTACCTATGTGTTCGTCTAATTCGCATAATATAAAATCATAGACATCTTTTGATTTTGTCTCTTCAGCAACATCAACGGAGTGCTTCATTTCAAAAGACTTTCCGCTTCCACCTTGGTAGTTGTCCCAGTGAAAATCTATATATTTAATTAAAACCCGCATTCAATCCTCCTAAAGGTTCTGTTAACTTGTGGCAAAATTCGCTTTACTTATTACAATCACCTTAGCTAAACATTTTTTATGCAAGGCTTTTGGGTCATCGGGTTCTTTTTCTGTATAACAGACTGAAAACTCATCGGGATAAACTCCTATTTTTTTATCACATAAATAGCAGTATATATTCCCGTCCGATAAGTCAGATCCACAGTAACAGCAATTTTTACACCCATCTCTTATACATTTTTCATGGTTACAACCACTCATTTATCACCTCGTAATATGTTAATTTCTCGCATAATACCATAACCAAAATTCAAGAAAATTGTCTAATAACGATTCCATATCTGTATTGTAAACAATACTCATTTCATAGACTGAGGCCATTGGTTGCCCTAACCAATACTCTATAAATTGTGATTCACTTACTTCGTACATAAATCCTCGTTTGTTAAACTCACGAATACCATTTAGGGATTTGTTCAAATGCCGATAAAATCTCTGCGTCATCTATGTATTCCATCAACAAATCGTCTGCATTTATATGCGCAATTTCGGGGTCATCAGAATTTTCCAATTTCTTAAGCTTTTCTATTAATTCTTCTTTAGTCATTTAATAGTCCTTTTGTTAAGGCTTTGTAGTTTCTGGTGTAAAGTTTTCGAGAGCCACCTCAACACCTTTTTGTATTGAGTCGTAAAAGTCAGCGCAGGGCATGCTAGAGTTATTTGTAGCTATTTTAAAAATACCAGCTTGTACACCATCGCTTATTGCTTGGTAAATTTTATCTTCATCTAGATTTTCTATAATTTCATTCATTTTATTTCCTTCTTTCTGTGTTAATTAGTCGTTACGTTTACCGCATTCTTTACAAAATACATTTCCGTTTTCATCTTTAACCCACTTGTGTCCATCAATTCTACATTCCCAAAAACTTAAAACTTCATCTATTGTCGGTATAAAATCAAATAATCCCATATCAATTCCTTTGTTAAAAGTTGTGTTAAATTTCCGCTATTACTTCGGTGATATCGTTAACGAGTGGATAAGGCAGTACAACAAAACCAACTTCTTCTCCAGCTTTTACGCCCCAAAAATCAGGTCTTTCCGGTAGCCAAGATATCTTACCCATTTCTGTGGGCTGCAATATTTCATCATCAACATTATCAAATAAATGTAATTTTATGCCTAAAGCAATATCGCCAGTGTTTTTATTCATTATTATGTACGCTTTCATAAACCCTCATTTGTTAAAAACTAAATATCAACCTCATTTAACCCACGCTTAAGCACTATAACTCTCACACCATCATGTACTTCATCATATGTTTTCTTTGGGTGAGTATGACCACAAATAATTACACTTGCCTCAAAATCTTTAGCCTTCTTAATTAAATTATTAATCATCTTTTGCTTAGGCTTATGCTTACCAAACTTTTCAAATACCTTTAAAGATCTAACCCATAGATTTCTTTTGAACCAACCAGCACCATGCTTTTTTGATCTATAAGCTATAGCTTTCTTATCGCCCCAAGCTTCAAAATCACCATGCACAGCAATCACAGCAATCACGCTGTTATGAATCATTAAAACTGTGTTGTTTAAATCTATGCGCTCGTGGTTCCCATCTACCCAACCTAAAGATCTCGTTGCTAATTCCCAACGAATTTGTTTAGCTTTCTCTAAATGCTTCTTTTTACAATTAGCTAAATCAACTATATCGCCAATGAAATAGGACTCACTAACCTTAGTAATCTTGTCCTTTGAAACCATTGGACTGTATAGGTGCATGTCTGTATATATTCTTATCTTGCTCATTCCCGTTCTCCCTTAAAGCCTGAATACAATGTTTAATATCTCCACTAATCTGATAACACTCATGCAGTGCCTTTTCACACTTCATAACCATTAAGCCATCAGTAGACCCCTCTTTATTAAACTTCTCATGCATGACAGGATTACTACAAACAATCGCTACTAGAAATGTTACATAACTCATATACTAACCTCTTTTTTTAATGTAAATTTTACATATGAATGGAACTAAAAACGCTCTTCTTAAATACTCTGAAAACCTACTTAAAGCAAATGAAAAACAACCAACAGGTAGAAAAAACAATAAGCCTGAAGAGGAAGTCAATAGTAATTTGCGTAATTGGTTCAAAGCTAATGGCTGGTCAATGGGTAGAGTTGAATCAAAAGGCGTGTACTCAGAGCGCCATCAAACTTATATATTATCAGAGACCGAGAAATACACATCAGACTGGGTAGGGTGCTCACCACAAGGCCTTGGCGCCTTTATCGAAGCAAAGGCTGAAGGTAAACGATCAACGCTATCAGAAGGGCAAAGGGGTTACTTAACTGAGAAGATTAACTGTGGTGCATTTGCTGTTTGTGTAGATGGTGTGGATAACCTTGTGGATCATGTGGAAAAGTTTTCAAAATGTGTGGGGAGGGCGGAAAGAATAAGGCTGTTACTTGACCTGTTACCAAAACCACCTAAGTCCCGGGGAGGCGACTTATCCTTTTTCGATTAACTCATCTGTTAGTATTAGCCTTATCTTTCTAATAAAAAACTTATGCTCTATATTAAGATTATTACAATACATCTCGCAAGCCTCTCCATAAAGATCAGATAAAAATTGGCTCAAAGTCGGTGCCGATAATTCACCATGTTTTTGAAACTTAGTTACCATCTTTGGTTTTTTCTTGTGTGCATTATTGTATATTTTATGAGCGTCTGTGACGAAAGTAGCAAGTATAGCCGTAACTAATAAATGCTCTGGAGTAATATCAGAGTCGTAGTATATTTGATCATAATCCTTGAATGTAAAAAACCTATCCCTGGTCATTCATTAAGTCTGGCATATAAATTGTACTATAGTATAGCAAAAAGGAGATAAATATGATTGCAGCGTTTATAATTGTATTAGGAATAGGCATTGGGGTGTCAAATAACGGCAACACAGAGGTTGATGCATATATGAACTATTATGAAATGGATGATTTTGCCATCGAAGATAGCTCATATATGTTTGATGAGTATAGTTTTGATGAGAATGGGTTTAATTAAAAAGGTAACTCTTCATCAGATTCAAATGCAGGCACAGGAGCATGATTAACAATGCCGTCTTCTCTGACTGATCCTTTAAATAAATCATTAATCATTACATTCTGGTTACGGTATTGACCATCATCAGAGTCTTTATAATTAATATATATCTCTGCATGTAATTCTTTAGCATTTAAAAGCTTTGCAGATCTAGTTAATATCTCACCAGTGTCTTGTAGGTCGGCCAGTTGTTCTTTAATTTCAAGCTTAGACATATTCATCTTATACATATTACGAGCCTTTTCAGTTGCCCATATTTTTTGAAAAGCACAATAATTATTAAAATCACCACCGTTTATTCGCCATTGGATATTAAGATATGGTGTACCGCCTTTAGTCTCTGCCGCCTCTGCTTTTTCAAGCTTAGCAATATGTTTACCCTCTGCTATTTCTTTGTACTCTTTGGTGTCATTTTCACCTTGTGTTATATCATCATCCCAATTCCATCCATCTGACATGTTGACCTCCTTATTTTAGTTTGGTTTAATTTACTTAGTTGTTTTCATGTTGTCAGGTGCGGCACCTAGGATCTTTACCGGTTTAACGTGTCGCCCCTGGTTTCTTCTTAATTATTTAATTTTGTTAAGTTCATCTATTAAAACTTTAGCATCCATAGGAATAAGTTCAGGCAGCATCCCTGACCTATCTCCAGCCATTATCTCTTTTGTCTCTTTGGTTTGTATCCATCTTTTACCATCTTTATCTGAAAAGAAATAAAATATAAAATCAGACATTTTATGGACAGGTTTTTTTGCGCGTTTATGCAAAGTGGTGGTTATTTGTAATAACTTATTGTTAGCATCTAGCTCTGGCGCATCCCTGTGAGATATAAACATTATTCCTAATCCGCTATTTGCTAACTTATTTAACACTCTGCCAAACTCAGCTGGAATATCAGTATACATTCTCCCCCACTTCACGTCAGATTCATGTGATACATTTTTCTTAGCCAACAAATAATCTCTACACCACTCCCATATGTCATCTACTACATCTATTGCAATCATAGAAAAATCATGTTTTTCAGTCTGTAATTCATGACAACAGGTTAGAAAATCTATCCAACAGTCGGGACTAACGTCTTTGCCATTAGTTTTATTTTTTTTAGACCATTTGTAAATATCTTGAAATTTATGTCCAGGCTCTGTAGTAAAAAATAATACTTTATTATCTTTATCTCCAAACCTTGAACATATGGTTGTCTTACCAACTTTTGGAGTTCCGTATATAGTATAAATGTATTGAGTATAATGATAATCATACTTAGATTTCTTTGTTGGCAAAGACATGCTTACCTCCTAAAATGTTTTAATTCATATTACTAATTGCGCTAAGATTGTTATTGCGTGGAAAAATATTTAATTCAAATGATTTTGCATAGGGCCATTAAAAAAATAACCCGTCCTTTTACAGACGGGCTAAGGCGCATTTAGTGAGTGGAGGTTAGTCACACTCGGTACCTGATCGAAGCGACGTCATGGAGACATCCAGGTAAGTTTATTTTTATTTTCATTTGCTTTTAATGTCAATCTTTCGCATGGTAGTCGGTACGCATTTAAAAATTTTGCAAAAACTACATTTTAAAAAAGGGGTATCTGGGGATGGATCAAATTAATTCTAATGAAGAATTATTAAAATACATGAAGGCTCTGGTTGATTTAAGTGAGGCTACTGACGTGCCAACACCTATGCTGGATAAGCTCGAAAACAAAAATAAAGAAAAGAAAAAACAAAAACTAATCGATAACGGGTTCTATAGAAACTTTCCCATTAAAAACACCAAAGGTGAGATTACTGACTGGAAATCAGAGCCAGACTACTACGCCTTTGCAAGGTATGTTATGGATAACTACAGCCTTATGACCGATGATTCATATAGGCTTATCTACGAAAATAATTGCTACAACCATGCCTCTAAAACTCGAATGATGAATTTAGTTTGTGATCTAACACAAGATAAAGCAAAACCTCATGAGGTGGATAGCTTTTTTAAAATCACTACAGCTAAAGCCTATAAAAAGAAAATAGATATAACAGATCCTTATAGAAAAATTAACCTTAAAAATGGCGTATATGATTTAGAGAATAAGAAATTATTAGAACATTCTTCTGATTATTTTTTTAGATATCGATTAGACCATGAGTATGATCCTGGTGCTAAATGTCCAAATTTTATTAAATTCTTAAACTTTGTTTTAAATAAAGACCAAGAGCTTATCTCACTAACTCAACAAATGTTTGGATATATCTTAATGGGTGGCGACCCTGTGGCACATCGCGCATTTTTATTATATGGCGACGGTCGAAATGGAAAATCAACACTACTTGATACTTTAAGGTATCTAATAGGTGATCAAAATTGCTCTGCAGTATCGATGAAAGTAATTGATAAGCCTTTTTCCATGGTTCAAATGGACGGAAAATTAGCTAATATAGTGGAGGAATCACCTGCTCAAATTGATGCGGAGGCCTTTAAAAATATAGTTGGCGGCGGCACCGCTACAGCTTCATATAAAGGTAAGGATGAATTTCAAATGAAAATAAACGCTCGTCTTGTGTTTGCCTGTAATTCATTGCCTACATTTAAAGATTCGACTAGCGGAACAAACGATAGGCTTATTATACTCCCTTTTAATAGGTATATTAAGCCGGACGAGCGCGACACAGGGATTAAAAACAAGATCTTTGCCGAGATATCAGGAATACTAAACTGGGCAATAGAGGGCTATACAAGCTTTAAATATAATGAATATAAATTCGTACAATCAGATACTGTGTCAAAAACCTTAGATGAATATCGGGTTGAAACAGATAGTGTTTACGCATGGTGTAAGGAAAATATTAGCCACTCTGAATCAAAAGATGTGATTACGGTATGCCGAGTTGCTTATGATTCATACAGCGATGATTGTAAGGAGGACGGATATGGCCCTGTGGGTAAGCGAAAATTTCTATCAAGATTGAAAAGCTATATAAATAATGAGCTTAATATTGAGGCAAAATCTAAGACAAAATCCGTACTTTCGGTGAATCAGAAGGTTTATGAAAAAATTTACTGCCGATCCCAGAGTTATGTAAATATGTTTACAAATCAGACGAGTGCGTATAAACATAGCAAATTAACTGGAGGTAGCTAAAAGTAAAGTTAGGAAAATGGCCTGTTAAGTTAGGTAGAGTTAGGTAGAGTTAGGCGTCTTTTGTTGATTTTATTACTCTTTTATATGTTTTCCTAACTCTAACTTTAAAAAAGAAGATATCTAAATTTATAGAGAATAAAATATATCTCTAGAAACAGAGGTACTAAAACCCTAGAGTTAGGTTATTAAGTTAGGTTTTTATAAGAATAATTTTAAGAAATGATCGGGGGATCTTATGGGGATATTTAAAACGATAGGGCGGCTTATAGGGATGTTACCGCCAAAGGATGGACATGAAGTTATTAAAAACTTATATGCGCTTAGAGAACGACCTGGTGAGGATTATGACTATCATCAAGATACGTCGTTAAAGCAACGTATGGATGTTAGCGTGACTTACTTCGATGAATTAAAACAATTAGAGAAAGAACAGGGAGCTTATGATGAAAACAAAAATTGAAATGACTTTTGATGAAACTCAACGTAGTGAACGTAACATAATATTGTTTGCTGATGAATTATGTTGTGCAGTTAATGAATTTGAAACTTTTCTCAGAGACTTATATAAATATGGTGAGTTTGAATCTGATGAAGGATTGCAGCTTGTTGAAGCCATTCGCGATAGCTATTATAACACTATTGGTGAAGTTAATAGTAAAATTGAAAGCTAAATCATATATATTTACATAGTTTTTTAGATATATAATTCGTATATATACATAGATTTACAGATATTGACTAATAGTAAATATCTTTATTATGCATTATAATGCATCTTAATAGGCTACTATAATGTACTATAATGCATGTTTTTATAGTTTTTAGACCACTATAATATGGTATTGACCCAATTAGGTTCGATAATCGGGTCATACTCGACCTTGCTCTATATTTAGTGGTTCACTTAGACATAGCTGTAAGACTTTGTAAGATAAGTCATGCTAAGACGAAATAAGTGTATTTTAGTTATCTCAGATTTTCATGCTCCCTATAATCATCCAGACGCTATCGCATTCCTTGCTGAAATAAAAAGAGTTTATAGTCCAGATAGGATAGTAAACATTGGCGATGAGGCCGACTGGCACTGCATGAGCTTTCACGATACTGATCCTGATTTATTCGCACCATCAGAGGAATTGTGTCGTGCTATTAAGCATTTAAAGCCAATGTATGAGCTTTTTCCTAAGGTCGATGTAATTCACAGCAACCACGGATCAATGGTTTATAGAAAACAAAAACATCACGGCATACCTAGGTCAGTGTTTAAATCATACAACGAAATACTAGAGGCTCCTAGAGGATGGAAGTGGCATGAGGATCTAACTATAAAAATGTCTGATGGACTTATGGTTTATTTTCATCACGGCAAAAGCGCTAGAGAAATTCAACTATCCCTATCTGCCGGAATGTCCGCCGTCTCTGGCCACTATCACGAAAAATTCTGCATTAACTACTGGACCACACCACAGCAAGATAGGTGGCAAATGTTCGTTGGATGCCTTATAGATAATAAATCAATGGCATTTGCCTATAATAAAAACTTCTCTAAAACTCCTATCATTGGCTGCGGCATTATCATCGATGGACAACCTAAACTTATTCCACTACTCATGGATAAAAAAGGTAGATGGATAGGTAAGCTTAAATGAAAATACCTACATCATTTAAAATTAAAGGTAAGAAATGGCGAATTTGTCACAAGTGGAACCTTCTTGATGATGATGGAACTCACGTTGATGGATTATGCTGTGTTAAAAAAAGGATCGTTTACTTAGATAGATCCTTAGTAAAAGAAGATAAACAATCAACACTACTACATGAACTATTCCATGCATTGATTTATGAAATTGGATTACACCAAACATCATTAACCTTAGATGTTGAAGAACTCATTGTTGAAAACCTATCATTATTCATGCTGGAAACATTTAACATTCGACTAAAGAGATGAGTGATATGGAAATTTATGAAAAAGAAGATGACGACATTGTTGAATATTATATTAAAACTGCACCTGATGGTTGTTCTATTACTCTTACTATAGTTTGTGGAACGCCTATATCACAAGGACAATACGAAGCAATGTTGTTATCCTTCGTTGAAGATCTTAGAGCAGGTAGCTCATCAGGACATAGCGAGTGGCTGTTGGATGAATCGGCTGATAATATGCAATAAAAAAGGGGCCGAAGCCCCGTAACCAGTGATATGTAACTAACGCCGGTCTAAAATATTCTCTAAATAAGTATAACTCCTCCAGCTGACATATAGTAACTCGCCAGAGATTCTGTTTATTTCTATATAACAAGATCCATACCAGTCGCCAAAAATATTAGAAGGTGTAACAGTGTGTGAAGCACCATCTTTATCAAAACGCACGTTCCAATTAGGCTGGCCATTGTAATTAGATGCCTGCCTACCAAAGAAAAAGTCTTGATCTATACCAATGACCCAGTTTTTTAACATTTTACATTCGTAATAATGGGGAGCTCTATATAAATTCTCATCCGTTTCATACACAGAGCCTATTTCATAAGGAAAATAATCATAATTTATTTCCTCTTGAGTAGGTATTCTTCTCCAGCCATCAATAAATAGTCGATCATGCTCACTTATCGTTTCATCTGCTGAATCATCTGTTGGCTCTGTCGAAGGCGTAGACTCAATAAATCCGCCCTCCTCAGCTTTCTTACAGCTTATCGCTCCGAATAAGAATATTATTAGAAGTAATAGAATTAGTTTTTTCACACTACCTCCTCTTTGTTAAGGTTTGAAGTTAGTGTTTTTATTATCTCCTGAACCTCTTCTCTTGCTTTATGTAAATCATCTATTAACACTGTATTTTTTAATACAGGGCTTTTTACTTCTTTTATTATCTGTGAATATATTTGTGATTCTAATTCTATTAATTTATCTAATTTCATATAAATCCTTTGTTAGTTACATAAGACTTATCGGTAATTAGTCTAGAAACTTTAGAACTTTAATCCTTTTGTTTGACAAATTAGTTGCTTTTAGCTGCTTTATCGTCCCATAATTGGACTTTACTAACTCAAGATGAGACAATTTTTATATGGATGATAAAAACCCAGTGGGTAGACCTACTAAATATAAAGAAGAATATTGTGAAATGATTGTTGAGCATATGACTAATGGTGATTCCGCTATTTCTTTTGCTAAAACTATTGATGTTTGCATGGCTACATTAACTCAATGGCAAAAAGATTTCCCTGAATTTTCAGTAGCATATAAAAAGGGACAGAACTATTGCGAAGACCATTGGATGAAAGAAGGCCAAAAAGGCATGTGGAACACCCCTGGCCAGAAGACATTAAATACTGGGGTTTGGGCATTCTATATGAAAGCTCGGTTTGGTTGGAAAGATCGTCAAGAAATATCTATGGGCAATGCTGACGACGACGATGGACTAACTATTAACTTCAGTAAAAAAGAAGGCTAATGGAATTTAATCCATTTGATATTCAAGAGGAAATACTTCTAGATGCTATAGCTAAAGAACATCGATATAAGTTCCTTTTTGCAGCTAAGCGTGGTGGTAAATCAGAGACATGTTATGTGGAAACAGTAATTAAAGGTCAAAAGAAAATAGGCTTTTTAGATGATGGTGACCCTTATCTAATGGCTATTGTCGCCCCCACTCAAGATATGCTCACTCGCTTAGTATGGCCTAAGTTTAGAATGTTTGCTAAGAAATATGAAAAGAGATTTGTATCTAAGCCTGATATATTTGAATTTAAAAATGGTTCTATCGTCTACGGCATTAGTGCAGAGAAGATAAATAGAATGGAGGGTTTGAAGTTATATCATGTGCATTTAACTGAAGCCTTTCAGATGAAGCAGACATCATTACTTGAATCAATGGCGAGGACGCTTGACACTAAAGGAACTATTACAGTAGATGGATCTTTAGGGCCACAGTTGATTAACCCTAAGCAACACTGGCTCTATAAGATGGTTAAGGCTCAAGAGTTTAAAAATTCAAAAGTTTGGGAATGGGCTACTTTAGATAATCCATATATAGATAAAGAAGAAATAGAAACACAAAGAGAAATCTTAGATCCAGTTACCTTTAGAGCAAACTATGAAATCACATGGGACACGATACCTACTAATGCAGTTTATGATTCATTCTCTGATGATAACGTAATGCAAACATACACCTACAACCCATTGCTACCTACATATGTAGCAATCGACTGGGGTTGGAGCCATCCTATGGCCGCTGGGTTTTTTCAAGTAGATAATGCTACGAACACTGTTTATCTGTTTGATGAGATTGTTAGCTCAAAGTTAAAGATTGAAAGACTCCACAAACAAATTCTAGCTAAACCTTATAAGATAAACGGTTGGTGTTGTGACATTGCAGGAAATCAAGAACGTGAGCAAACTGGTATGAGTAATATTAATTGGTTTAAAACTAAAAACATTCATATGAAGCATCGTAGAACAGCTGTCACGTATGGCATTCCAATACTTAGGTCATATATTAGAAACGGCAAGGATGAAGTAAAGTTTTATATCTCGGCTAGCTGTGTTAAATCTATAGATGGGATGCGACAATATCGTTACAAAGAAAAAGATGGTGTTATATTAAATGAGAACCCTTTAAAAGAAAATGACGATGCTGTTGACATGATTCGTTATTTCTTCTTAAATTACATGGATAAGAACCTAACGCCTTCAAATGTTAAAATGTTGGCAAGATAGTAAAGGATTACTATGGCAAACCCAGATCTTATGGACAAATCAGTCCGAATTAATATTATTGATGAGATTAATAATGATGAAAATGTGCAGCGCAAGAAAGAATCTCTTAGGCGTTTTGAAATGTTTAAGAAGCGTCAAGCTAGATATATACTAGATCGACTTAGGTCTGAGTTTAGTGAAAAAACAGTTAGAGAAATGCGTAAGGTATTATCGATTAACTTAGTTGAGCGCATTATAAAAGAACAAGCATCTATATATAATAATACTCCAGAGCGAGTGTTTTCTGATTTTACAGACAGTGAGATAGAAGCTCTAGAGATGCATTACGATGCCTCTAATGTGAATGTAATGATGAAAAAAGCTAATCAATTCTACAAGCTATTTGATCAATGTGCATTAATGGTAGTTCCTAAAGGCGGGAAGATTACGCTGAAGGCTATGGCTCCTCATTGGTACGATGTTATCCCTGATGAGAATGATCCTGAAAAACCATATGCTTATATATTAAATATATTAGATAAACATCAATGGGTTGGACAGCATAGTGATGCAAGCTATGAGCATGATAACTCTTTCGGTACTGGCACAACCAGACAGTTGGAAGGGCGTGATGGCTCTGATGGTATTAATCAATCTATCGGTGACGGTGATGATTATAAGAGTGAGAATAATAAATATATTGTTTGGACTAAGGACACTCATTTTGTAATGAATGGCAGAGGTAAGATTGTAACTGAAGAGGTTGATAATCCTATTGGTGAACTACCTTTTATTGACATTGCTACCGATAAAGATTTTGAATACTTCATTAGAAAAGGATCATCAGTTGTTGACTTTGCTATTGATTTTGGGGTTCAGCTTTCAGATCATAGTAACATATTGCGTTTACAAGGGTACTCACAAGCGATAATCTCTGCTGAAAAACAGCCTGATAACATGGTAGTAGGACCTAATCATATTTTATTTCTACAGCAAGATCCTAACAGTAATTTATCACCTGACTTTAAGTTTGCATCTCCTGCGCCGGATTTATCAGCGTCTATTGCAACACTTGAAATGCAGATGAAATTATTCTTATCAGATAACGGTAAAGATCCTAAGACTATTGTTGCAAGTGGTGAAGGTAAAACATTCGCATCAGGACTTGATAGATTGCTATCTATGATTAGTGAGTTTGAAGCTAACCGTACAGATATGGATTTGTTTCAATGGGTTGAGCAAGAGTTATTTAGATTAATAGTGTTATGGAATAATGTATTACAAGACGCCAATGATCCTGCTATTGCTCTAGATGATAGTTTGAAAAACGGTATGATAAGCGAATCGGGCGAGATGGATATTACTTATAGTGCTCCTGAATCAATTCAAACTAAATCTGAAAAAGAAGATAGTATAATTAAGCGTCAAAAAGAGGGGTTAATTTCTAAGCTAGAAGCTATTATGGAAGATAGGGGTGTTGATGAAACGGCGGCTCAAGAGATCTTAGATAAGATTCAATCAGATAAGGAAGTTAATTTACCTTTAACATTTGGAATCCCAGGGGCGACTAATGGCGAAACCGAAGATAACGAAGAGTAGTGTTGAACAGACTATAGATCTTGAGGAGTTGTTTGGGGTATCTTTTAAAGGTGCCACTCAGCTCAAAGAGGCTATAGGTCAGGCTATTATAGATCGTATTGTATCTCGCACCGAAGCTGGTGTTGGTATGAGTTTTAATTCTCAAGGCAAAGGTCAGACGTTAAAATTGAAATCTCCATATTCAAAAGCTTATACTAAATCCACTGAGTTCAAAGCTCATGGTAAGTCTAAGAATAAGATAAACATGAAATTAACAGGTGATATGTTGGGTTTAATGGATATTAAAAAGCAAACTGGTAACTCAGTTACAATTGGTTGGGATAAAGGTGACGGTCAAGATGCTAAAGTTTTCAATCACCAAACGGGTGACACGGTCCCTAGGCGCCCTTTCTTTGGAATTTCAAGAACTGAATTATTAAAGATAAAGAGTGAATTTAATCCCGATGTTAAGGAGGCTTTATCTATTAAAAAAGATGAGGGTAGGGCTGCGTTTAATAAGTTTGTGTTGGGATTAATTAAAGAGGTGGGTGAGGAGTAATGGCTAGAAGTAACTGTGTGATAGAAGTTGAATTTGATTTTAAAAAGATTGAAGATCAGTTAGATAGTATCAGGATAATAAAAGAGGCATTGGAGTATTACTCGGATGATAGTAATTACCATCGAAATGGTAATGGGATGTTTCCAGTAGTCACTGATAACGGAACGACTGCTGATTTTGCTGTAGATGAGTTTAAAAAAATATTTGATGAGTTGGTTAAAGATGGCAGCTTTTAAGGTTAAAGGCATTCGTAAACTTGAGATAAAGGTTAAGAAGAAATTCTTAGCTATCCAAAAAGATAAGAAGATGCTTAACGAGATTGGAAAGTTCCACGTGGAACGTATTAAAGCATTTGCTAGAAAAGGTAAGCCTTTGAGGTCATTAAAGTATGGCAAGCCTGGTAGATTTCCTATGTTAGCTGACGCAACACCGGCAATGAGGAAAGAAATTGCGAGGAATAACCAAACACACAAGACCTATGGCAAGTCTGGGAAGAAAAGAAACTTAACTATCAGTGGCCAATTGATTGAGGCTACTAAATATAAAATAAAGCAAACTGTGATCTCTATATTTGTTCAAGGCCGAAGGAAGAAATACAGAGATCAAAAAGGTAAGCGAATCGATGGCCCCTCCACAAATCAAGAACTCTTTGATGACTTATTAGATAGGAGTTCGAGATATAACTTCTTAGGTCTAGACAAATTAGGATTAAAGCGCATTAATTTAATTATTAAAAGCAATTTAAGGCGACTACTTAAATAATTAGGTCTAGGTAGTTGCATAATAAAACTAAAGGAGTAGAATAAATGGATAATGCAAACCAGCCCAGTGGGCAAACTGATAACACTAGTAGTGACGATCAGACAACAAATCCCCAAAACCATAGCGCCAGTGGCGACACAGTAGCATACGGAACTCATAAGAAGTTATTAGCTGAAAAGAAAAACCTTCAATCACGTTTTGAAGAGATGGAAAAACAGTTTAACTCTATGAATGAAGATAAGCTTACTTCTGAGGGTAAAAAGGATGAGTTACTTGAGGCATATAAAGCGAAGCTAAATGGATATGAGGAGAAGTTTAATAACTTTGCCTATTCAGCAGTTTCAAACAATGTTGCTCTTGAGGCTAATAAAATGGGATGCGTAGATCAAGATGCTTTGGTTAAACTAGTTGATTTAACCTCACTAAACGTCGGTGACAATTTTAGTGTAGACAAGGACGAGGTAAAAGTAATGTTAGAGGATGTTAAAAAGCAACGCCCTTATTTATTTAAAGCCATTAATCCTAATATCAATACAGGTACGCCAAAGGATTTCAATAGTGCAGGAGCTAAAGGACCAGACTTCAGTAAGATGACTCAAGCTGAAATGGTAGCTTATGCAAACAAAAATGGAATTAAATAATTTTAATATTTTACAAGGAGTGTAAAAATGGCTGATGTAGTATCAACCCCCGGATTAGCCGCTGAGTTAATCAGTGCAAAAGTACAAAGAGAATTAGCGTTCGCATCTAAATTAAGAAATTACATTACTGATGTTTCTTCTTTCGCAGAAAAAGGTAAAGACACGATTTCTTTCCCTAAACTTTCTAGCTTCACTGTCGTTGACAGAGCTGTTGGTGTAGCTGGTGATGCAACTGCATTAACTGACACTAAGGATAGTTTATTGTTAGATAAGAATGCTTACGTTGCTTGGATCATTGATTCAATGTCTAGCGTTCAGACTTCAATCAATGCTCAGTTAGAAAATGCTGGACGTGCGTCTGCGGCTCAAGGTCGTTATGTTGACACACAAATCATAGCCCAAGCTGAAACTGATGGTGAAGCTATTACTACTGTTTCGCCTCTAGTAACTAGAGACGTAATTTTAGAAATGCAAGAGGACCTTCTTTTAAGAGACGCTAATCTTGACAACGTTTCTTTCTGGATTAACCCAACTCAAAGAACTGCGCTATTAAAAATTGCTGAGTTCACAAGAGCTGATGCTTATGGTTCTTCTAACATCCCTGGTGGTGTTGTAGGTTCTGTATTTGGCGTTCCAGTAATCATGCATAATGGTTTGGGTGCGGCTCAATACTTTATGGTTGAGAAAGAAGGAATGGCTATTGGTTTTCAAAAAGGTCTTGCAATGGATGAGCAAGGTGCTAACGAATTTGGTGTTGGTGCTAAGCGAGCTGCTATGGATCAATTATTTGGACTTAAAGGTCTACAAATCGGTCAAAGCGGAGCTACTGCTTCTGCATTAATCGCTAAAGATAATAACTAATAGTTAATGTCTTTTAAGTCGGTTCCGATAACGGAGATACCACACTTTTTAACCTCTGAAGATGAAATAGAGCTTCAGAGGTTAATGCTTTCTAACAACATTCTTTGGGGTGTTGTTTTTAAGTATGATATTACTTTTGCAAAAGGCAAATGGTATGCATGGTATCGTCACGATATTGTAGAGACTAATAAAAAAAATAGTGAAAAGAAGGGGGCTAAATAATGGCTATACCTTCTGAGAGATTGCATAGAGATCAGTTAGCTTATAAGGAAAATTCAACAGAAATTGGTGCTGTAGATAGGCGAGTAAATGATTCTGATGCAAATGCAAAGTTAACAGGTGTTGGCGGACTACTGCATGGTATTACATACGATGCTGTAGGCGTTACTTATCCTACTGCCACTACAGAGATATACTCTTTTTACACTGGTGGTTTAGTCGGGGCATTGGTTGCAACTATTACTTTAGTTTACTCTAACTCTACTAAGGCAGATTTAGTTAGTGCGGTTAAAGTATAATGGGATGGCGATTTAATCCGTTCACAGCAAATTTTGATTTTGTTGACACAACAACAGCACAAGCGAATGTATGGGAAAGGTTTAGTGGGACTGTTACAGCTAGTACTAGTAGTAACGTGGATACTATAGCTTTAACTAATTTTAATAGTGTGAAATATATTATTAGTTTGTACAACTCAACTAATAATGAGGTTAAACAATTAGAAATCGGAGTAGCTAATCATACGACAAGCGTAAAAGATACGCTGTATGGTAAGGTAAAGGGAAGTTTAGATATAGATATTAATTCAAACTTAGTTGGTTCTAACTTTGAACTAGAATTTATAAATAATGAAACTTTTGATATAGATTATACAATAGCTAAAGTAGAATTTTAGTTAAAAAGCAGGGAGGCTTAAAATGGCAAGACATGGATTTTCAATAGAACAACTGTTAGAGATAACAGGATTAAACGCTGATGTTGGCGTACATATATTACAGGGAAGTGGTGTTCCCGGTGGTGATACTGGTGTGCAAGATGACGCTCCTATAGGGTCGGCATACTTAAGAACAAATGGCGATCTTTATACTAAGGTTGCTGATACTAATGCGGTTTCCGATTGGGATATTAAGGCGAGTGGTTTAATAACTGCACCTTATACACCTGCAAACGGTACTGTTGCTGTTGGTGATACTAATCAAGAGGCCATAGAAAAGTTAGATGGAAACCAGGCTGATATTCAGACTGCCTCAGGTCTTGCTCAAGGTGATGTTGATTACGGAACTTTCACAGGCACAGTTATACCTGATGCATCTACATCAAAGCAGGCGTTGCAAGCGTTAGAGACTGAGATAGAAGGCATCTCTGGCGGTTCGTTAGACACAGCTGCTGGTGTAACTACAGCTACTAATGTTAGTTGTGTTCTAGTTGATGATGTACAAGGTGCTGAGTGGGAAGTTGTTTTAGAAGATGCTGCTACACCTGCTAATAAGAAGTTTTTTAAAATTTCTGGATTGCATAACGGTACTGGCGCAGCTGATGCTACATTGGTTGATGATACTGTGTTCGCTAAGTTAAGAGTGGGCGCTAACTTTAACTCTAGTGCTGCGGTTGTTATCACTGGTGTTGGTGTTGCTCAGCAGTTTTGTTTAGAGATTACATCTACTGAAGCATCAGGAGTTAATGTATCAGCTAGAAAGACTTTAATATAATATGAGTTATGATAAAGCGTTCGAAGTCGAACATGGTTTTTTAATAGAGAATGGTCCTTTCGTTACTGGAGGGGCCGCATCACCTATTGGATTAAATTACCCGACCGATACGCTTTATTTACAAAATACAGTTAATGGAGTATTGCTTTGGATGAAATTCAGCACAGGCGTAAATGACTGGCGTAGAATTTCAGCCAAAGATATTCCATTTGATCCTTCTACTTCATCGCTCGTGTCTACAACAACTCAAACGGTGATTGAGGAATTAAATACGTTATTAAATAGTGGCGCTGTGGCATCACCTGGCTACCACTTCTCTCGTGGCGGTCTGGTTCAGGCAGGTACTTATCTTTATGCTGGGCAGAATGTTTCTAATAAGACTGGTTTGCCTATATTAATGAATAATCCTGTAGTTCAATTTATTAGGTGCGAATCTACATTTACTTCTACTTATGAAGTAAGCTTATATACTCATTTTGGCAACACTGTTGGCGGCATACTAGTTGGCGTTGTTAATGTTACGCCTACTGTTAGGTCTTTTTCTGTAAATTGGACTAATGTAAACCCTGCAGCTCAATTAGCTTGTAGAATTACATCCGGTTCAGTTAAAGGATCTAGTATTTCTTGTGTAATTAAGGGAGATTCTTAGATGGCATTCTTAATAGTAAATCATACCGCGTCTATTCAGCCAATTGATGATATTGGTTTTGAAGTTCCGGCGAGTTCGTATTTAGATTTAGCTAATGTAGAAAATGGTATTTTGGCAGATAGCGTAGATTTAAAAACATTAGTTGATGCTGGCACATTATCTATTAAGCTATCAATAGGGTATCTTGACGGAAAGCATACTTTGGCTGGTTGGAGTTGTTTGCCAATGTATGAAAGTATTGAAATTGAGGACGGAGCGGTTAGTATAAATACTAAGTATGAAAAACAAGGTGGGTTTATAAAACACACAGGCTTTATTAAAGGAAGTGCTTAATGTCATTAAATGGGTTGAAAGAAATACTACTAGGTGCAGATCCTGGCACAGGTATAAATCCTGATGTTGGTTATATTTTCAAATGGATTGAGAAGGTAGGTGCTGAGTATATCTATAAGGGTAAGGATTCGGCAGGTACTGTATTTAACATTGGTACAACTGGCGGTATTACTCAATTATGGGAGTTGTTTGGTGAAGGCGTTCGACCTGCTAGTAATCGTGAAGTTGCAATAGGACAAGCCGGCGGAGATGGTGGGCGCGAGCTTGTAGCTGGTGAGGGTGACTCTTATAACAGTACGGGTCAGCTAATTGTTAAATCATATAACGGAACAGTTTACGCTGATGAGACAACAAATATTCAGTCTGAAGATGCTAATAAGTTAGATTTTCCAAACAATAATGACGGAACTATAATTTATATGGCTTCAGAGGTAACAAGTGGTGGGGATCAAATAAAGCATCCTGGTGTTAAAATTAAGGTTGATACAGGGGTAACACTTGGCGCAGGTGACATAGTTTTTGAATATTATAATGGGTCTGCTTGGACTGAGTTCAATCATATGATTACAAGATCTTCTAGGCCTTTTACTCATTATGCAAATGATAGATTTACTAACACTGGTAGTTTTCAAATTAGATATGATCAACAAATGTTATCAGATCAAGTTAAGACAACTGTTGATGGCGATAATAGGTTTTGGATTCGTTGGAGAATCAGCGGTGGAATTACTACGTCGTTTAGTATTGATACTTTGAAGCTACATTCAAATAGGTGGGAAGCTAATCCGGATGGTTTTATTGAGTATTTCGGTAGTGCAAGAGCTGTTACTAGGCTGCCAGTAACATGGGGTTCTTTTCAGGCCGCAAATGCATCTCCTGGAAACCAAGATGTTTATTTAGCTGACAATATAGGCGTTGGGAGGAGCGAAAACTTATTTGAGGAGGAGGCTATTGACCGACAGGCTTTAGTTCAGTTTGCGCCACAAAATTTAGATACATCTAGTAAGTTAAAGATAGTTTTTTCATTTGCTGGCGATTCATCTTCATCTGGAGATGTTTTATTTAAGGTAAGGTGGGCTAAGTCTGCCACAGGTTCTGATGTTTATGACAACACAGGAGATGCGCCAGGTACAGCTCCTGGCGAAAAGATATTCTCTGGGCTATTTAGTTTTGCATCTAATAATGATGATATTCAAAAATGCGTAAGTGTTCCTATAGATTTTCCATCATTGTTGTTAGATAATACTGATAGTTGTCCAGAAAGTTTATGGGTTAGTTTTGAGCGCACAGGCACTGACGGTTCAGACACTTACCCTGGAGATGTAGCATTGATTGACGTTGCTGTTTTTTATCATCAATGGTGTGAGGGTGGACATCCTGATAACTTTTAAGGAGTTGTAAATGAATTTATATGGAGTTTTAGATATACCAACAAATCAAGTTATTGCTCATTACGAGGGTAAAAGAGAAACGTATGTTTACCCTTGGTCAGACAGGGTTCAGTTTATGCATTTTCTAGTGGCTCCTGGCAATTACGCCGAGGGTTACTCTTTGGATGGAAATAATAACTTAATTTATGATGTTGGTTATCAACCGCCTATAATAAACGCGGTAAAAGTTATAACACTTTCTGATGATGGTGGAGGTGGGAAGCACTTCCATAATATTAATTATAATACAGAACTCAGCCAGAGCATATTCCCTAAGCGAGTATTTACTAAGGGTGAGCTAACCTCTGTTGTATGGTATAGTGACCAGTTATTAACGAATAAGCTACTAGATGTAACTATGGTTTATGTTAGAGACGCTATGGGTTTTGCTGTTTCAAGGACCACTACTAGAAAGTGGGTAAGAGAAGATGAGTCGTTTCATCCTTTATTTAAAATAACTACTAAAAGTTATACTATTAACCCGATTGATCAGATTTTAGAAGGTAAGCGTCGTAGGTCTAACATAGTTGATGGTGTTCAGTTGCCAGTGATGAGCTTTTTATTAGAAACTCAATCAGGTACATTAACTCAAGGCGAGATATTACTAATGGGTCGTGACTTTTTAGACGCTATGGAGCCATTTTTTAATAGGTTCGTTAAGAATTCAAGCTCAATAAATGATGTTGCAAGTCCTGATTTCGGTAAAAAGGAGATTGTGGTTGAATTTGAAACATCTACGGACGCATGGCTAGATGACCTTCCTGCTGCTTTAGGCGGTGCTACTATTAGGCAATATCTAATAGGGGAGTTTAGTATATGAAGTTAGTGTGGACTAGATCGACAATGTTAGAAAGAGTAAGTAAGGACAATGATTTTCTTGGTTTTTTCTTAGGTGAGCCTGCTAGCCACTTTGGTTTAATGTTTGAAGATGGCAGAGTGATGCATTGGTCGTTTCGCGGTTTCATCACAGAGACTGAGTTCGAGTTTTTAGAGAATAGGACTGTGGTTTTTGAAATAGATTATGATGTTTCTAAATATAAAGAAGATGTTCTATTTGAGAAACTTAAGTATAAGTACAGAGGGTCAACGTATGATTATGCATATTTCTTTTGGATAACATACAGGGCGATACTGAGAACTGTTACTATTGGTTATTGGAAAATTCCATACAGAGAACCTTTTGGTGATACGACTAACAACATGATTTGTCATGAGGCATTAGAGGCGTTGCCAGAAGATATTAGGCCTGAATATGATAGGGATAAGTCAAATACACCATATAGATTATATTTAGAACTAGAAAAGGGGCTAAAAGATGTTATTTCCTAAGTTAAATTTCGAGTCTGTTTTACAGGTTAACGATAAGACTAGACTTTATGCTGGCGGTAGTTATGTAACTAAGGATGAAGTTGCTTTAACTGTAGTTGAAATTGAGCCTGAGGCTGGCGCAGGATTTATAAGTGTGTTTGCAACTAGCGAGCGCGATTGGTTTTTAGATTATGAATATGCCACGGACGGCGCAAAGGTCGTGACAGTTCGCGTGGACAATGGAAGTACACCAGTCACGGCTACTTTTAATATAACTGTATTGACAGAAGTTGCAGATTATTTATTCTCAACTGATCAGGATATTAAGTCTTTAAAGACAGAGGTTATGAAATGGTTGCCGGATGGCAAGAGCTCTTATAAATATGTACATAGAAAAGTCCAGACTTTAATTATGGAATTTTTCAATGAGATCGGGAAGACTGATATTAATGGTGATAAGTTAACTAAGGCTGCTATTGTTAATGTGGACGAGGTTAGACAATGGTCTGCATATTATGTTTTGTGGTTGATTTATTCTGATTTGTCTAATGCTGTTGATGATGTATTTGCAGAGCAAGCTAAATTGTTCCAGACACAAATGCTGGACAAGAGAAAGCGTGCATTTGTAAGATTAGATATTGACGGAGATGCGGTTATAGATAAGCATGAGGGTATTAATACTTTGACTATGGATTTGGTTAGGTTATGAGCGTTACTTTAGTATTGCCTTTATTTAGAACACGCATGGATGATTTAGGGTATAGAGAATGGACTGATGGCTTTAATGTCGAGAATATTCCATCCACTATTATAGATAAGTCATATCATTTAGAAGTTAATGACGGTTCAGGTGGGGTTATAAATCAGCATGTGCAGAATATATCTATGCCTATTACTTTAAGAGTGTTCAGGAATGGTTTTAGAGATCCGGCTTCGATGCGGGACGAAATGCTAGGCGATATGGAAGCGATTGTTTGTGATATATTATTGCCTGCGGTAAGGTTATCTAGTGGTATTAAGAATATTGTATTCGATTCGTTTTCGTTACTTCCATTAGATGTCAGCAATGATAATTCAGTTATTTTAGAAATGAATTTTACAAATATTATAATGTTACAAGGATTTAATTAATTAAAGGTCAAGGAGGACAGTAATGTCAGGATCAGCAAACAATATAGCCATTACACCAATGAATGTGTTTTGGAGAATAGAGGCAGAACATCAAATCACAGCTGTGGCAGACGTTGCAGATAGTTTAGATGGAACATATTTTACATTATTTAGTGACTACTACGTGTGGTTTGACGGTGTTGCAGCAGCAGATCCAGCTCCAGCAGGTAAGACTGCCATTGCGGTAGCTTATACAACTGCAGACACAGCAGCAACTTTAGCTGGTTTAATACAAGCAGCTATTGACGGCGTAGCAGGACTTACCTCAACAGTTTCCGGTACAGTTGTAACTGCTAAGGTTGATGTGGTAGGCGAGCAAGATGACACAGTGGATGTGGACTCTGGTGTTAGCGTAACTATTTGTAGAAAAGGTAAGAATGTTGATCTTGGTTTAATCGAAGGCGAGCCATCTCCTACGAATGAAGTTGATAACTTAGACGTGACTGCACAGCAAACAGGTACAGTGCCTATAACTTCTATACATAGAGGCAATAAGCCCGGTGCTGAGTTAACTTTGTTGGAAACTACTAAATCACAGTTAAAAGAAATGTTCGCAATTTACGGTGGAACTTTTACGCCAGCAGCTGGTACTGAAGTTTTTGGCATGGGAACATCTGCAATCGGTAAAAATATGTTAGTTGAAGCGGCTCGATTAGAGTTTGTCCCAGTTAATATTATTAGCTCTGAAATTAGTTATAACTATACAGTTATGCTAAGCCTTCCTGTTCCAGGATCTTTGATCTTCTCTGGTGAAAACCCTAGAACATTAGTAGTTACTTTTTCTGGATATCCTGATCTTTCAAAAGATACTAGAGTTAACTCTGTATTAATTGGCGATCCAACACAGACAGGAATTTAATAGATGTTAGAATTTAACACTGAAGATAATATAAAAAAGGTAAAAATTGACGGGGACGTCTATAGCGTTAGACTCCCTTCGATTGTTATAGCTAGAGACTTAGCAAAGCAAATAGAAAAGGCAGACGATGACTATGCTAATATTGATATAATGATTAGTTTTTTAGAGTCGTCTGGCATTCCAAATGGAGTGTTGGAAAGGTGTTCTATTGAGCAAGTTGAATCTTTAGTGCAAGTAGCTATGCCTAGTAAAAAAAAATAGTTGAGTTTGACTATCAAAAAGCTAGGCTTGCTTATTATTACAAGTGGAGTGATGAGTACATAAGTGGATTAACTGTAGATCAATTTAATAGTTATTATATAGCATCGGGAGTAATAGAGAAAGAAAACATACTAGGACAAATGTCGGCTTCACTACTTCCGAATATGAAAAAGGAAAAAATAAAAAGTCAAGTTAAGGATTTGCAGAGTAAGATTAAGTCAAGTTTTGTAAATACAGTAAGTAAAGCAAACGCAGAATATTTAGCACAGCAGTTACTCAAGGATGAATTAGATGGCTGATGATAGTATAGAGATTGAGATAGTCTTAGATGATGGAAAAATCATTAAAGGCTTTCAAAAAATTGAAAAGAAGTCTAAGAAAACTGGTAGTAATATTGGCAGTAACCTTAATAAAGGTTTGGTTGCCTTAAGCGGCACTGTGCTAGCGGTGGGGGCAGCGTTTGCATCAGCATTTGCAGGTCGTAAAGTTATTGAAGCAGCACAACAGCAAGAAGTTGCTATTAATAAGCTAAATATAGCCCTTTCTCAGTCTGGCAAATTAGCTAAAGGCGTGTCAGAGGATTTTCAAGCATTCGCAAGTGAGTTGCAAAAAGTAACCACAATAGGTGACGAAACTACTTTAGAGACAGCGGCCTTAATTCAATCTTTAGGACAATTAGAGGTTAGCGGTTTAAAAAGAGCTACTATTGCAGCGGCAGATTTAAGTGCTGCTTTAGGTATTGATTTAAAGGCTGCGGCATTACTTGTGGGTAAAGCAGCGGCTGGTGAGGTGAGCTCATTTAGTCGATATGGTTTAGTAATTAAAAAAGGTGCAACAGAGGCAGAGACTTTTGAAAGAGCGTTAACCGCTCTTGAGGGTAAGTTTGGAGGCTCGGCACAAGCTCAGGTGAATACATTTTCAGGTAGACTGCAACAAATGTCTAATGCGTTTGGAGATTTGTTAGAGGAGATCGGTTTTGTTATAACTAGATCACCGGCGTTAGTGTCTGTGTTTAAAGTAATATCAGATGCTATATTGGGAGCTTCGGATCAAGTTAAAGGCTTTAGGGAAGACAATAAAGATCCTTTCAGTGGGTTAATAACAGGGGCTATTACTTTCGGTGCTGTGATCGCAACATCTGTAGTTGCTCCGATTGAGGTTATGTCTAATGTTATTCAATTAGCTTTCAATGGTATTAACTTAATTATCCAAGGAACGATCTCAAGTCTAGCAGATGCTGCGTCTAAGATAGTTAGTTTTTTTGCACCAGAAAGTGATCTCGCAAAAAACTTAAATACATTTAAGGAGTCATCGTCTGCAGTTTTTGATGAGTTTGCAAACGATGCTGGGACTAGTTTAGATAATGTTTTTAAAGCAGATATGACAGAGGATATAACTACTTTTTTAGCTCAGTTACAGGGTGCGGTTGATCAAGCTAAGCCAATTACGGATCAGTTTGCTACTAACACAGAGGCTTCGGTTGAGGCCATGGGTAAGGTTTTTATATCAGTGAAGCAAAAAACAGGCTTATTGCAAAAAAGTTTAGTGTCTGGTTTTACAGCTTTAGGTGGTGCTTTAGCTCAAGGTAAGAATGGTTTTGAAGCATTCGGGAAAGCAGTGCTAGGGATTATAGGTGATTTAGCTATTAACATTGGTTCTACTTTAATCGGCATAGGATTAGGTGTTGAAAAATTAAAGGCATCATTGACAACCTTAACTGGTGGGTTTGCTATAGCCGCAGGTCTTGCTCTGGTTGCATTAGGTGGTGCCCTGAAATCATTAGGCGGTGGTGCCGGGTTAGGCTCTGCAGGTGCTAGCACTTCTGGTGACAGCGTTGCATCAGGAGGAGAAGAAATCTTAGGTGATGTAGACGTGGATAATGATTTAGAATCACCAGGACAGAACCTTGTGGTTAACGTAGAGGGCACTGTATTAGATCCGGCTGGAGTAGGACAACAGATTGTTGATGTATTAAATGAGGCTGGTTTTACAAACGGATCAAGGGTTATAGCATGAGTATTTCGACGTTTAGTTTATTTTATTACGGATATGAAATTGATCGTACAAACAATATAATTAATTTTGATGAGGGTGGGTCTGAATTAACCGCTACTATTTCAATAGGTAAGTATACGGCAACCACATTACAAACAGCTATTAAGACAGCAATGGATAGTGCTGGGGCCGAGACCTTTACTGTCATATTTGATCGTGATACCAGGTATTACACTATCGCATCAACGGGCACTCTAAGCTTATTGGTTAATTCAGGAACACAAAAAGGTTTATCACCATTTACGTTGTTGGGTTATACATTAGCTTCCGATCTTACGGGGTCTAGTTCTTATACATCTGACAGCGTATCTGGTGATGTTTATGAGCCACAGTTTATATTACAAGACTATGTTAGGCCTGAGCACAATCAGGAAAAGGTTGACGCTACTATTCATGAGTCAGCAAATGGCGATATTGAGACGGTGTCGTTTGGTACAAGGCGATTTATAGAGATGAATATGATGTTTATAAATAATTTTGCACAAGACGGTAAGGTGATAAAAAATAACGCAACAGGCGTTGAGGATGTGGAGCGTTTTCTTCAGAATTTAATAACTAAGGGCGATGTTGAGTTTATGCCAGACATATCTGTTAAGGGTAACTTTCTGTCATTAAAGATTGAATCGTTAAATGGTAATTCTAAGGGCACAGGTTATATGCTTAAGGAAGAGATAGGAAAAAATCTGCCTGGATATTATCAGACAGGTAAAATGAAATTTAGAGTTACGGAGTAATAGATGGCTATTAGTGATGGACAAAAAGTTAATGCGTTAAATTCAAATGCTGCATGGGTCTCTAGAACAAGTGATTCAAATACTGTTGGTAAGTTAGATTTAGAAAACACTGATGTTGCATCTGGTGATAGTGTTATCAATGCACAGAAAGAGCATAATTCTAGTGCAAGCTATACTGGTAAAACAGTAGGCACTACTAAAGATGATGTACCGACTTATTCAAGCGATGCAGTGGGTATTGCTAATGAGGATCTCACAGCAAGAGCAGGTGCTTTAACTGCACAAGTAGGAACTAACGTAACTGGTATTGCAACAAATGTGGCGGATATCGCTGCAAATGCGTCAGATGTGGCGGATATAAGAACCACTACAGGAACTGTCGATGGTGATACTGATATGGGTGCAATGACCGGTACAGTTTTGACATCTAATACTACGGCTAAGGCTAACATTCAGGAGCTTGGAACGCAGGTTGATACTAATACATCTGACATTGCTACTATTACATCTAGCCCTGTCTTTACATTCCAAGGTAACTACGATGTGGTGACTAATACGCCGACATTAGTTGATGGCACTGGTACAATCGGTCATTCGTATAAGTTAACAACAGCTGGCACAAGAGATTTTGGTGCAGGAAATATTAGTTTTATAATTGGAGATTTAATTTATTATTCTGGCACTGTCTGGGATAAAGATAAGGAACCGGTGGCATCTGTCGCAGGTAAACAAGGTGTAGTTACATTGGTGGCGGCAGATGTCACTGATTTTGATACTGAGGTTACTAATAATACAACCGTTGTTGCTAACACTTCTAAGGTTTCAGCTAGTGGCTCCATTGATGAACATTCGGATGTAGATATCACTACAATTGCTCCTACTTTGGGCCAGGCACCTATATGGGACGGGACTAAGTTTGTTCCTGGTGATGCTGGTGGTGGATCAGGGCAAGGCGGTATTAATTATATTACTAACCCTGATTTTGAAACAGACTTAACGGGATGGTCTTTATATAAAGATGCTGCAGCTTCAACTCCGGTTGATGGCACTGGCGGAACGGCTTTAGAGATTACTTCAACCGCATCTGTTGTAGTTGCAGATGTTCTACGTGGAACACAGAGTTTAAAATTAAATTCTTCAGGTTCAGCTTCAGCTCAAGGTGAAGGTATTTCATACGACTTTGCTATTGACAATATAGATCAAGGCGGGAAGTTAAATTTAAGTTTTGAATACGAAACTCCAAACGCTAGCTACAACACTGGTGACTTTCAAGTATTTATTTATGACATTGATAACGCCACATTGTTGGGCCGTGTAAGAAGTGATGAGAATGGCGGCATTATTAATAACATCGGATCACCTGGAACATTTAGAGGTGATTTTGAAACCACTAATAGTGCTAACTATAGATTAATCATACATTGTACGGTTCCATTTTTATATCCACAGGAATTAAGAGCAGATAATTTTAAAATAGGTCCTGAGCAATTTGGTCCTGGAGCTATAGTTACTGAGTGGGAAGCTTATACGCCAACTACTCAAGGTTTCGGTACAGTTTCTAGTGTAGATTGTTGGTGGAGGCGAGTTGGTAGTAATTACGAACTGTCTATAGACTTTAACACAGGGACTAATACAGCAA